TTTACGCCCATCAAGGATTATGTCTTTGGTGGGCGTATGCCTTGGTACTATTCGCCTACCTCTGTGATGGAAGGCGATGGTTGCCCACAATTTTCTCATGCGTGTTACATAGACGCTGAACCAATATCAGATGTTTATGGTATAATTAAACCAGTATTCTCTGCACTTAATCCATTTGCCTTGCATAGGATTAAATTTAATGCTACGCCAAGATCAAAAGATATAAAAGAAAAACCATTACACATTGATATTTCGGGTCCTCAAGATGATAAAGGTAATTTTACTGACATACCAAACTATCATATATGTGTCTTATATTTCAATGACAACAACGGATATACATATTTTGAGGACGGGCAAAAGATAGAATCAAAAGAGAATAGAGCAGTGATATTCTCAGGAGATTTGCTTCATGCAGGCACATCATGTACTGATACTGATTTGAGAGTGGTTCTCAACATAGACTATTGTAAGTGGAATTAGATGGATTTATTTCCTACATTATTAGAAGAATATGATCTCAGGAAAGCGCCTGGATTAGACAATTTTAAGAAACATATCAAAGAACAAGGAAAAACATCAGGACATTCTTTGGCAGTGAATGGTGTCAGTAGTCATGGTGGTTGGGACCCCTTAGAAGATGAGAGTTGCGTTGATATTATGAATGTTTTTCATCAATGTATTGATGATTATAATTTTAAGATAGGCAACTATCCTTCAATGATTAGTGGTGCATGGTTTAATATACTACCCAAAGGTGGATACACAGAGAAACATCGCCATGAATCGAGCGTGGTAAGTGGTGCTTTTTATTGCCAACTACCAGAGGGAGATTTTGGACAATTTTTCGTGGTGTCGCCACTCAAACCATATATGATGTGTATTCATAATGTACAACCTACTCGTTATGGTGTGTATGAAATGGACATACCGATTAAACAAGATCATCTATACCTATTTCCTTCGTGGTTAGAACATGGTAGTAGAGTCAACAATACAGATGGCGAAAGAATTACTGTAAGTTTTAATACAACGCCCGTACCAAAAGACGCTTTACCCTCTGACTTTAAGAAATTTTATTATGGAAATAATGAGGACAGTTGATGTATTGCCCTTGAAGTTGGGAGCAGTGATGTACCCAGAACATGAGACAGTAAAGTCATTATTGATTGATGAGATTAATAGTCATGGTGATACCTATGAATTTCAAAAGGTAGATGCACACGCCAAAGGACTAGAACATTTTGATTACTATTCACCTCTATCAAGTGATAAGTATAAAGATTTTAGAGAGTGGATAGAGAAACAGGCAGAGATATATGCACAGGATATATTGGGTTATGAAACATCAGACTTTTTATTGACAGATAGTTGGTTAAATGTGTGTGACTCAGGTGGCAAACAATCGCCTCATTTTCATATAAATGCCGCTATATGTGCTCTATATTATATTAACTTTGATGATGAAGTTCACTCGCCAACATATTTTTATCGTCCTAACGATAGTATGAATTTTCCTGATTACTTTGCATATATGTTGACAAATCAAAAAGAAACAAAGTATAATTATATCAATGAAGTGGTTGGAGTTGAGGGTTCGTTGTTACTGTGGCCTGCTAACACCTGTCATGGATATACAACCAACTATGGCGATAATCGTATAACAGTATCCAGTAATTTGATGCCTAGATATATTAATGACGTTAGAATTGAACCTCTAACAAAAGAAGAAAGACACACTGCCATGACTACGTTTAGGTCTGGTAAACTATGGGATTATCCTCTATTATAATATGGAAGTCGTAAACATACTACCAACACCTGTTGCTATCATACCTTGCCCATTCCACGACAAGGTAAAGGACAACATATTGACAGAGATAGAAGAACAAAAGTTAAATCAGTTATCATATAATACAAACTCAAGAGCATTATCACATATAGGACACTATTCTGTTTTACAGAATGATGTTAAGTTTGGTAGATTTAGAAATTGGTGTGAACAACAGGCAGAATATTATGCAAAAGAAATTAAAGGCGATTACATACAGGAGACAGTACAAGTAACTGATAGTTGGATAAATGTAGCAGACAAAGGTGGTTATCAACACCCACATTACCACAGTAATTCATACCTATCTGCTGTATATTATGTGAACTATGATAATGAAAAACATATCAGTACAAACTTTACCAGAGAGGAGAGTCTATATTTTCCCTCGATGCCCGCTCTACAATTAATGAGAAAAAAATACACGCCTCATAATCAAGATAATGAACTTATCGTGAATGAAGGCGAGTTGATAATATTCCCTGCACAGATCATACATGGATATGATGACAACCAATTCCAAGATAGAGTTACATTATCAATGAATATGATGCCTACAATAGTGACAAATGGCGACTATGGTTGGCGATGTGTCAATCTGAACAAGGCAGAGAGAGAAAAGGCATTTGATACAAAAGAAAATTTAGACTTGACAAAGGAATAATATAATGCCATAATAGGACATGGGAAACAAAATGATCTTAGTTATCATTTTTGTTTCTCGCACCCTATTATAATACTATGGATAGATTAGGTTCAAAACCATACTCATTGCACAATCAAGGTATGAGGCCTGCTCTGAATCAAATGGGCAGAAGTGTGAGTACGGCATCGAAGTTTGGTATCGGTTTCGCTTTGGGTATGCTTTTTTATAGATTCAGTAGTGGACAGTTGAAGAAGTGGCACACTACCGATTGCACTGATACTGACCATACAGTATTATAAGAATATGAGAGGGAAGGTTTTGTGTTTGTTACCTTCCCTTTCCTTTTTTTACAACAAACATTAATTATTATGCCCAAATTGACAAACGCAATTCAAAAAACAGAAGTTCTTAAGTGGACACAGGAACTATGTAGATGCTTAGAAGCACAGTACAGGAACTATTCTTTGCGATATGTCATGGATAGTCAGAATGGCAGTGACAAGTATTTACAGGAAAGAGCAAGAAAAATTGAGAATGATGAAGAGTGTATCAAATTCACTATCACATCAGGTAAGAAGTATCACAAAATCATACAAAACGATTTTAGAAATGGTAAGTATGAGAGTGCAGGCGTACACGCTTTCGTTGACAAAACAACAGGAGAAGTTTACAAACCTGCTTCATGGCGTGCTCCTGCTAAACACGTTAGATTTGATATGAGAGATCAAAACCAACGTGAGTATATGTATGCTCATTGCGATTGGGCAGGCGGTTATCTCTACATCAGATAATCCTTACACTTCTAAATAACTAAAAAGAATTAATTATGGGTTACGATTCACTAACTTCGGATACAGAGACACTAACTAAAGTTAAGTTGCAACAAGTTGATAGACTAAAGAAACAACTAAATGGTGCAATGAGAACTATAGGCAATCTTGACGAGAGATTGGCAACACTAGAGTCTATGGTTCATGCTGCCCTACTTAAACAGCAAGATGACATTAAGGCACTTATTACTGAGATCAATGCCCTTAAAGGTAAGGCAGAATATGATAAGGCATCAAGTAAATTTGACATGGACGCTAAACCCGCCGACCCGACAGGAGCGCCACCAGTTGGATAACTGACACACAACCCCTTGCGAGGGGTTTTTTTATTCCCTATACTATGTTTATTGAAACAACTACACTATGAAACTTAGAGATCATCAGACAGAGATAATCCAGACTATGCAACACAAATGTGGTCAGATTCTTGTGCCCACAGGTGGTGGTAAAACAATGTGTATGATTATGGACGCTAAATGGCGGTTCAGTATGCCCATTCCACAGACTATAATTGTTGTTGCTCCTAGAATCCTACTCGCTCAACAGTTATGCGAGGAGTTTCTTGAGCATATTGATAATGTCGAGGTGCTTCATGTTCATAGTGGAGAGACAAACTATATTACTACCACTAATCCAAAGAAAATACAAGAGTGGCATCATAACAGTACAAAGAATCAGTTGATCTTTACAACATATCATTCACTTCACAGAGTCAGACAAGATGTTGAAGCGGATACAGTATATTATGACGAGGCACACAATTCAGTTCAAAAGAATTTCTTTGAGAGTGTCAAGGATAGGTCTAACATTACTAGAAGAAAGTTTTACTTCACTGCTACACCTAAACATCATACATCACAGGAGCGTGGTATGAACAATACAAAAGTGTATGGTCAAGTGATTGCACAAATCCCTGCCCCAGAGTTGATTGAGAAGGGTTATATCGTACCTCCACAGATTAAGACTAGAAACTTTAATGTTGGTTTCTATGAGAGTGTAGAGGAGATAGACAAAGAAATGATACTTGATGCTCTTGACAATGAGGAGAGCATGGACAAAGTATTGGTCACTGCTAAATCTACTACCAATATTCACAAATTGATTACTAGAACAGACTTTCAGAGTGAGTGCCATGCTCGTAAGTACAATGTGATGTGGATTACATCAAAGTATGGTGCTATCATCAATGGTAAGAAGATTACACGCAAAACATTTTTCAATTTGATGAACAAGTGGGGCAATGACCCAGACAAAAAGTTTCTATTGTTTCATCATTCTATCCTATCAGAGGGTATGAATGTGTCAGGTCTAAACGCCTGTATTCTATTGAGAAATCTTGATCTCATTACTATGGCACAAACTATTGGTAGAGTCATCAGACTACATAAAGAAGATGCAAAGAGAATTAGTACAGGTGCCTTGAAACCTTGTGTCAAGGGTACTGGATACGTCAAACCATTTGGTAAGATGTTTGTACCAGTTTACAACAATGTTGGTATTGGTACAGAGCGCCGCCTCAATAGTGTTGTTGATACTATTTTCAACAAAGGAGAGGCACAGGTATCGTTATCTAACAGAAAATAGACAACGATACCAATTTATAGTATAATTAAACTATCCAAAGGTCACTAAAATGCGACAAATTGACAAAATCAGACTCAAGTGTCTTACTACTATGGAAGATCACTACGCTACTAGAATTGAAAACTTAATTGATGAACAATTACTAGAGGAGGCAGAATCATTATGCCATGAAATGTCAGTAACAGCAGAAGATTTCCTACATGATGATCTATTCTTAGATGATCTAACCGAGTGGACAGAATCCGAATTGAGAGGCATCTATTTTACAGACTTAAATGACATTGACATAGACAATGGATAAAGAAGAGCGTCAAACTAAAAAAGATTTAATGAAGATAGTTTATCCTAATCATTTAAAATATCTGAAGAAACTTAAATCAGAATTGAAAAGAGATAAGGGCATCAAACCTAGAAGAAAGGCACGTTACAACTATAGACACAAATGAGTGTTCAATCTCTAAATCTATTCTCAATGCCCATAGCAAAGTTTGCTGTGGACAAGTGGGAGAGCAAAAAAGATAAGTTGTTAGAACTTATCAGTTTTGAGGGTTGCGACATAGTAGAGTGTCAAACAGATTACTACAAATATAATACTGTATCGCCTTACTTAAGTGATTTTGTAAACATACTTACATCAGACCTAGATGGCATAGTAGAATATTATACACAGTTATTAAGTGATAGATATAGAGGAGATTGCCCTTGTGATAGTGTAGATAAATGGCAACTATGGTCACAGAGATACACTAGAGGACAATATCATGGTGCTCATAATCATGGTTTAATGAATATATCATGTGTATTATATGTTGAATTTGATGAAAAAGAGCACTTTCCGACTACATTTTATAGTCCATTTCCTGACCCTTACTATGGTACAATTAACAAGATTGCGCCTCCAGTAAGTGAGGGAGAGATACTAACATTTCCCTCTATGTTATTACATGAGTCGCCTGCTTCAGTATCAGATAAGCAGAGAACTATCATGTCATTCAATATACCTTTAAGATAAATGTACGACATTAAAGTAACACTAACTGATAAACAATTTAATTTGTTAAGTGAAGCATTATTCTACTATTCTGAAGAAAAAGATAATGTAACTAAAGATATAGAAGAATTAGAAGATTTAATTGATCTTAATACAAAGAAAGTAAAGCGAAATAGGAAGTTTGTCAACCCAGAGTGTGACATCTAATAAACTGGCACACAGGTGGTTGTAATCCTATCTCAATATACTATTATATAAATGTCAGGGATATGCGGTTCTGCTGCCCGAACATGAGGACTATTCAGTAGAGTAGTTATTCCAAACTCTCAGTAGGGGTACAGGTGTAAGCGATTCCCAGCAGGTAAATTTGGGCGCCATGAGTGAAACTCAGATCAGTTCGCCCCGCTCCCTGACTTTTTATGTTATAATGGT